TAAAATTATATTTTGGTATAGATGGCAACGCCAAAACATTACTTTATAAATTAGAAACTATTTCACAAATTATAAAAGGAGAATTGTAGTGAGACATAATCTTAGACTTAACAAATCAATCACATTATTTGATTATATATTTATATACTTTGGCTATCGGATAAATGAAACAGATTTTTGGGATACAAGCAAAAAATATACCCATATAATTTGGTTTGAATTTAGGGTAGGTAGGTTTGCAATAGATTTTGAATTTAATACAGCTAGAAAATATTATTTTCACTTTTACCGATTTTATAAATAGCTTGACTATTATATTTAGTATATTTAATTTAAAATTAACTAGAGGAGGACAAATGGAGTTTATACTTACAATTATATTAGGTCTTATATTTTGCCTACCTATGTTATGGGTTGCAAAACTTAAAACAGAACTTAATATTCTTAATCATAAAATGGAGCTTTATAGGGAAGAGGCTCTAAAAATAAAATGGAGGAAATATGTTAAACAAAGCAAGTAAAAAAGATTTAATGGATGCTATCGAGTATTTTTTTACTGAAGGTTTTATTGACCAAATGAACTATGATGAAAGATACTATGTTAAAGCGTTATTAAATAAAGTTGCCAATAGTTATAATATAAAACTAGACTGGAATGATTAGTGCAACTAGAGATTAAAGAAATAGATAAGATCATAGAGAGTTATAATTTACAGTCTATGTATTTTATAGCTGATTCATTCCAGTTGAAAGGTCAATATATTGCAGAGGATGATGTTATTATATTGAATCCTAAACAAACTAAAAAAGAATTTATTATAACATTGTTGCATGAGATATGTCACGCCTTAGATTGTAAAAGACTAGGACTAAAGAAGTATCTCAAGAAATACAATCAAGCAGGTCAAATGGCTATGCATAATGGATTGGATTTTCACGATGGTAATAAATGGGAACAGCGAGCAGAGAAGTTTGCTCACAACGAATACAAAAGGAGAAACGATGTATCAAAAATCTCAAGGGTTTGAGTTTGATGCCAAGAACGCAGATGAAAATATTTTCTTCTGTACATCTTGCAAAAAGTGTTGGGAGTTTTATACTTTTAATACTAGGTTTTATAATGAAAATAGTTACTCGTATTATGATGATTTTCCTAGTTATGGAAAGAAAAAAGTTACTTGTGCTAAATGTGAAGGTAAAAAGATAGAGTCTAAAAAAAGACAAGGCTTTAATCTTAATTTTATAATAGAATAAAAAAGTTAAGGAACTTAACTAAAAGGAGAACAAAACAACAATGAATAGAGTAGAAGAAAAAAATGCAGAGTTACTGTATGATCTTATAAGTGATGCCTTATTTGAATGGCACGACACAAAAGATGATTCAGTAGATGATGAAGATGCAGTAGTTCCTATTGTGTTTAAGGGTTTCTTAGCACAACATTATGCACATTTTTTTAGGAGAGAAGAAAAGATTATTGACAAATATCTAAACTCTTTTAAAGAGATGATTTTATTCAGATGCAAAAATGAAAAAGAAAAAGAAGAAATGAAAAAACTAGGAAAAGGTGATGTGCCTTTTTCACAACGAGGCGTAGCCTAAAAGGAGAAAACATGGTATATTATAATACTACCAATCTAAAACGAGATGAATTAAAAACATCTCAGAAAAAAACAATAAGCCAAGAACAAAAGATATTAGAGATATTTAAAAATCATCAAATACCTCTAAGTCCTACTGATATTTTTAGCAACTTTTTTAAAAAAACACCATTGACATCAATTAGAAGAGCATTATCTAATTTAACAAAAGATGGTAAACTTGAAAAAATAAGCAAAAAGAAAATAGGTAGCTATGGTAAACTTGAGCATTGTTGGAAGCTGAAATAAAATGCTACGAATGAATCGAGAAAAAAACAACATTAAGACATTTATAAAAAATGAATGTGCTAATTATAATACTGGTTATCAATGTGATGGTGTTATGATGGATAGAAAATTGCACCAATGGATTGATACAGATTACGCTAATAAAAAATGTCAAGTTGTTAATGGGAAAAAATGCACTTACTATGATCTTTGTTTAAAACCCTTGCAAGGATCATATTAATTGAGTATATTAAAGGGGTTTTTTTATTACTAATAGGGTGGGTTTATTTATTTAGACTCACCCTTATAAAAGGAGAACAAATGATTTTTGGCAATTATGGTATGATACCATCTATATTGAGACACCATCCAAATATAAAAGCTAACTCAAAACTTTTATATTCAGAGATCACGGCAACCATAGAACCTAGTGGTTACTGTACAAAAAATAATAATTACTTTAGCAAAGTTTTAAATCTATCTAAGACTAGCATTTCACAGTTTATAAAAGAACTTAGATTGCATGGATTTATAAAAGTTGTTATTGAAAATGAGGAGAATACTCTTAAATTTAAAAAGCGTTATATATCCCTTACCCCCCATGAGTTTACAGTAGGGGTATTGAAACAAATCCAAGACCCCCATAGTGAGAATTTTAATGGGGTATCATTGAATAATGCACCTACACTACCATTAGATCAAGCACCCTCTGTAAACAGCGAGCAAACTATATTATTAGATAATAATATAAGATATATATATACTTCTAATAAGAAGAATAAAGTATCTTTACATAGGGATATAAATGATAAACAGTTGGAGTTTATAAAAACAATAGTGAAGTATTTTTATTCTACACAGAATTTAAAGTTTCCAAATATGGTAAAAGATTGGAACAATGAATCTGTTATAAATGAATCAGTAAATACAATTTTTGATTTGATTGTAAAAGATGGGCATGATTCAGAAGAATTGAAAAATGTTTTGATGTGGGCATTACAAGATAAGTTTTGGCATAAGAATATATTTTCAATCAGAGCATTGAGAAGTAAGTCTAGTAATGGAGTTACTAAGTATAATAACATTTTACATTCATACAAAAATCAATAGGAGATAAAATGACATTTGAGGAGAGCGGCATTTACATCACAGCTACTTCAGGGGAAGTAAAGACACAATGCCCTAAGTGTTCAACTAACAGAAAGAAATCATCTGATCCATGTTTAGCAGTAAACGTTGATGAAGGTGTTTGGTTCTGTCATCATTGTGGTTGGAAGGGTTCATTAAAAAAAGTTAAGGAGCATAACTTTTCTGAGGTTGAACCGATACCGACATTACCAGACCCACCAAAAACAGATATACCTGAAAATGTATATAAGTGGTTTGAGGATCGTAAGATAAGTAAGCAAACAGTAGATGCAGAAAAAATAGGTTACGATAATAGATGGATTCACTTTCCATTTTATAAAGATGGTGAAGTAGTTAATATTAAGTCAAGAACTGGAGACAAGAAGTTTAGACAATCAAAAAACGCTGAAAAATGTTTTTATAGATTTGATAACATGAAAGGCATGGAAACCATCATTATAACTGAGGGTGAAATGGATGCATTGTCTTTGGTTGAATGTGGATTTATGAATGTAGTATCTGTTCCTGATGGAGCACCTGCTGAGGGTAGTAAACCAAGTGATAAAAAGTTTAGTTATTTATTATCAGCAGAGGAACATCTGATGAACGCTGAAACTGTCATATTGTGCACCGATTCTGATGGGGCAGGTAAACACTTAAGAGATGAATTATCTAGGCGTATAGGGCGTGAAAAATGCTTTAGAGTAACATATCCTGAAGGATGTAAGGATGTCAATGAAGTGCTTATGCAATACGGAGAGGATAAGGTTCAAGAGATAGTTAGCAACGCTCATCCTTACCCTATTGATGGCGTTGTTATGGTGCAAGATGTTGAAGATGATGCTATTGATTTATTATTGAAGCCTGATGTTAAAGGTTTGTCTACTGGATGGTCAGCAGTAGATCAGCATTATTTAGTTAGTCCTAGTGAACTCACGATTATAACTGGTGTTCCAAATATGGGTAAGTCTGAGTGGATGGATGCAGTTATGATAAACATGGTTAAACTTTATGGGTGGAACTTTGGTATATTCTCAGCAGAGAATTTTCCAGTTAAACATCATTTACTTAAATTGGTTGGTAAGTTTGTTGCCAAGCCATTTTGGGGTGAGGATAGGATGGATGAAAAAACAGCTAGAAGTACAATGAAATTATTAAATGATCATATTAAATTTATAGGTACGCAAGAGGATTCTGTAACAATAGAGAACATCATGGATCAAGCTAAGATATTAAATTATAGATATGGACTGCAGGGATTGGTTGTTGATCCGTGGAATACATTAGAGCATAAGTTTGGAGATGGAGAGAATGAGACTTTATATGTATCAAGGGTACTTTCGCAACTGAGTGCATTTGCAAAGATGAATGAGATGCACATTTGGATTGTAGCACATCCAAGAAAAATGGAGAATGGAGTAGATCGAAAACCAGTAGTACCAACCCCTTACGATATTGCAGGATCAGCTAACTGGTATAATAAAGCAGATAACGCCATAACTGTACATAGACATAGAAGTGAAAGTGAGGATTACGCAGGTATCCACGTTCAAAAGATTAGGTTTCAGTATAAGAATGGTAAACCTACAAATAATGAACCTGCTAAATTAAAGTATGACGTAAAAAGAGGAGTATATGAGGACTACATCGAAGAATTTAAAGAAAATCTTTTTAACTAGGTTGCAAGAGGTTGATGATGATAGGGTTAATAATCAAAATATGGATCGTGGATTGAGACACCTAAGAAAAAGAAACTGGGAAGAATTTGACAAGATATGGGTCAAATATAATAAAAATCAAGCTACCTATAAAGAATGGGATAGAGCATTAGATAGGTGGTTAAGATCGGAGGAATTATGAAAGTTAAAAGGTATATAGTAACTCCTGATAAACATTTTCCTATGGCTGATATGAAAGCTATAAGTGTTGTTTGTCAGGCTATCGAGATCATACAGCCTGATGGTTATATTGATCTTGGAGATACTGGGGAATGGGAGTCAGTATCTCATTGGCAATGGAAGAAAAAGAAAAGACCACCATTAGAGTATCAATTACCATTTGTTACAAAAGAGATAGAAGAAGTAAACAAGGGAATGGATATAATTGATGAGTCACTTGATAAAGCAAACGTAAAGGAGAAACATTTTGTTGAAGGTAACCATGAAGATTGGCTTAATAGATTTGTTGAAGAAAACCCCTACCTTGCTAAGGATTTTTTGGTTAAAAATGCTATTAAATTGGGATTGCGTGGTTATAAATACCACCCATTGGGTAAGATGCTCAAGATTGGTAAACTCAACTTTTATCACGGACATCATTTCGCTGGGATTAATCATACTCGCAACCATCTCCTTCGTCTTGGTGGTAATGTTATGTATGGACATCATCACGACATACAACAATCTTCCGTTACCCATATTGATGGGGTCAAGTCAGCTTGGTCAATAGGATGCTTAAAAGATATGAGTGCAGAGTCCAATGCTTGGTTAGGTAATAGGCAACATAACTGGCAACACGCTTTTGCTATTGTTGATTTTTACCACTCAGGATTCTTTACAGTTCACCTAGTGCAAATAGTAAATGGTAAGACATCTCTATGGGGTGAATTAATTAAAGGTTAAACTTGATTTATATTATTAGGCTTTATTAACTTCAAACATAAGGAGAACGTATGAAAGAAATAACACAAGGGAAATTCAGAGTAGAGTTTCCAGAAGAACTAACTCAAGAAGAGATTGATGCTATCAGAATGATGGTAGTAAAATTGCTAGAGCGTAATAACTGTAAGGTGGTGCCAGTTGAATCAGAGTGATGTGTACATGGCTACAGTTTGTTGGGATGACTATGTAAATGATGAAGGAGTCTGCCACGAAAATACAGCAGGTGAACAAATGATAGTTAGACATAGTATTGATGATCTTCTTGAAGGAGTAGAGGAATATCTTGAACTTTTTAAAGGGCGTGATGCTTATTTGGAATGTGCCTCTATGGAGACATATGAAGAATATAATGTAGAGAAATGGAAAGATATTACAGAATCAGTTAAAATTATATTAAAAGCAAAGGAAAATAATGGAAAATAAAGATTCATTTAAGTTGTCAAAGGATACAGATAATATTGTAGAATTATTATACGATCAGCCAAAGCAGGGTCAAAATGCTTATGGTGCTTGGTATCTGTATGGAGTAAATAAAGAAGGTCAGGAAACTAGCTTTTTTGCTACAGAAAACCTACATAAAAAACTTAGTACATTTGGTCGTGGTGCTACAGTAAATATTAGGAAAGATGAGTATGCTCCGGGTAAGTTTGCATGGAATGTTATACCTCAAGGAGATACTCAGCCTAAGACTATGACTACCTCAGCTAACAGCACAATAGATAACAGAACCCACGATATACATAAGCAGGTATGTTTGAAGTTAGCAGTTGATATGATTGACAAAAAGAATGAGATACTTACTACTGGAGATTTAGTTGTTATAGAGGCAAATATGATGAATTTGCTTAATGTATTGGAAGGTAAGTCTGCATCCGAAACAACAGAGGATAAACCTCCATTTTAATCCTCTGTGAAAAAACAATTATCTAAGAAACTCGACAAATTATGGTCAGACAAAATAAAAGAATATGGGATGTGCGAACATTGTCACAAAACAAAACCCCTAAATGCACATCATTTTTACTCACGCTCCATACGTTCTGTCCGTTGGGATATAGATAATGGTTTTTGTCTCTGTGTTGGGTGCCATGTGTTCTCCTCAAGTTTCTCTGCTCACAAAACTCCTGCAGAGTTTGTTGAATGGGCAGTTGAAAAGCGTGGCACCCAATGGTACGAAACTGTTAAAGAAAGAAAGAATGCTGTGATTAAGTTTACAGATGATGACTATGAGGAGATAGCATTGAAACTTAAACAAAAAACATTTGACTTTTAGGTATATAATTGTTAATTTCATATATAAAGGAGAACAAATATGAAAAACTTACAAACAATAAAAAACAAAATTGGTAGCATTTGGAATTATACAGAACTAGAGATGTCAGATTTTTCTAAAACTGGATTACAAAAACACATCAACGAGATAAGTAATATAGTAAATGATGTACTAGGTGACTTAGAAGAGGTCAATACTTGTACAGTTTGTCAAAGCAATATATGTGGTACTTGTCTTGACGATATGGCTAAACAATTTGATGATTAAGAATTGCCCCAATAAATCAATAACTAAACCTGTGAGTGAAACAATAAGCGATCAGGACATGATGTGTTAGTGTTGAATGATAAATGTAATGTTTTCTGTTGGTTGGCACTAAAAGAAAACTGGGGCAAAATATTAGTGGCGATAGGGAACAGTAAAAGGTTTTTCTGTAATTGTCCTTTGACCTTCCCTATCTATGCTAAAAAGTTAAGAGCCTTAACTATTTAAAAGGAGATAAAATGATACTACATTACTTTACAGAAATATTACAAACACAAGCATTTGATGTTTTGCTATCTAATTTTTTCTGGGTATGTCTATGGGGATTGATGACTTGGAGATTGCATACTTTAGAAAAAAGAATAAGAGAATACTTAAACTATGCAATGGAGGATTAATAGTGATATTTTTTGATATTGCAGAGTGGGTTATTAGTTTTTTCTTTTTAGGACTAGGAACACTTTTGTTTTCATTGTCATTTTTAATTACCTTTCATGTGCTTTTACAAATAATAGATAGGTTAAAGTATGAAGGTTAATGACTTTATGAAATGGGCAAAGTCTATGCAAGATGAAGAAAATAGACTTATGCTTGTTAAAGGTGAAGAATATACAGTATCAAACGAGGATAAGTTTAAAAACTTTAAAAGTATTGGGGATAGAATGAATTTAAGGGCAGAACAAGTTGCTCTTATTTATTTATTAAAACATATGGATTCTATCAGGAACTATGTGTTAAATGGTAAGGAAGTATCAGAAGAGCCTATAGTAAGCAGAATACAGGATGCACGGAATTATTTATTATTATTAGGTGGGATCATTGAAGAAAGCAAAAGCAAAGGAAAAAAAACATAAGTTTGGCTCTATACAATGGGTAATTGATGCTTTAGGTAGCGAAGTTACCGAAACTAGGTTTAGAGAAAATCATAAAACAGATGAGATCAGAGCAGATGAAGATTTATGGTGGTGTCCAGAGTGCCGTAAGAAATGGAATATATTTGAGGGTGAACTTTGGAAGTCCTCTGATATGAAACTATGGGAAGCTAAGATATGTCCAGATTGCGATTTGCCTGTACAATAAAAAATGGAAAGATGTCTTTGCTAAATAGGGCAGAGTTTGATAACGCTATATCTAAGTTGCAAGGTGAATATTATATTGAATTAAAAGAAACTGGAGTACGCTCTGCTCAGCAAAATAATTATTACTGGAAGATTGTAGGTATATTGGGTGAGGAACTGGGATATACTGAACAGGAAATGCACGCTACTATAAAAAATCATTTCAATATAGATAGCACTAAAACATTGTCAACAAAAGAGTTTTCAGTATTTATAGAACGTTTAGTTAGATGGAGTGCTGTAGATATGAACATAGTTATTCCTGATCCTAAAAATATTTAGCCATTTATATCTATACCTAAGTAGTGCAAGCTATCCTGTAGATTCTGTAGGCTATCAGGATAATTACAATAAGATGGCATAAATAATTGAGTTCCATATTTAGTTAAGCAGTTCATTCTTAATTCTAAAAATAAATCTTTATATATTTGATCATTATATTCTATTAGATTGCTTAATACAGACATTGCACTTTTATAGCAGTCACAAACACTTAATGATGAGTAAAATAAATTAATATTATCTTGCTCATGTATATTTGCTGGAGTAGAGCAACATAATTGCAACAAAACAATAATGTATAGTTTAAATTTTATTTTAGCTACCAAGACTCTATTATATCTAAGTTAGTATTCCATATTCTAGGAGCAACCTGCCTAGCACTAAAACCATTTTCTACCAATCTATATAATCCATAGTCTCCTGTAGTTGTACTTGTAGAATCTAAAGTAAATAAAAATGGAAGATGTTGTCCTATTATTTTATTATAAAATGAAGAGTGTATTGTTCCTGAATCGTACCAATCTGCTGGAGTATCGTGATCTGCAAACCAATTTGGTGAAAATAAATTAGTATCCGTTACATAATCAAAATTCATTGAATGTTTTACCCTGCCATGTCTACGATTAAATGCATAGGTATTTTGATTGGATGTAATAGATAGATTCCACGGGAGAGTATTATTCCATGTTGGTTCTCCAAAATATTTAGAATTAGCAAAAGTAGCTCCACCTGTAGACTGAAGAAGATCGGTACCATCATACATTATTTGAGTATCTATATTTACGTTTGGAGATTGAAAGTCAATATACTTTCCAAACATAATTGAACCAATAATTATATCTGCTGAAAAATCTTCAGTAGAGCCAGCATTGCTTTTAAAAGTAATTCGTAAAAATCTGTTGTCTGTGTCTGTAGTCCATCTTATTAAAGTCCAACCATTATTAGCTGGATCAATAAAAGTATCATTTGCAGAAGTTGTTTCTTGCGTTGCATTGATTATTTTTGTATGATTTCCACTATCTGATAAAATTTGAGGTGAGTTCATATTACTATCATCATCAACTTCTACTTTAAAAAGAGCATTAGATGAATGAAGATTATGATTTAAAATAGCTAGAAAATTTGTTTCTGAAAGAGCATCACTTGTTGGGTCAGTCGCTCCAGAACCTTCAAAGTCTCCAAAATCAAATTGAATATAAAATTTTTGATTTGCTCTTGCTATTTGAGCAAAATTTGCTGGTTTCATATCAAACATATCTGCTTTAGAACCAGCATTAAAAGTAACTGCTGTACTATTATCATCTTGTTTTATATTTATATTGTCTAAAGTTCTAAATCCATTTGCTAAATGATATGAAACAAGATCAACATAAGCTCTTGGTGTCGTAGTTCTATTGTATCCCATAATTTTTCCTTATCCTACTTGTATTACTTGTATATCAGCAGTAGCTACAGATTTAGATATTGAAGTTATCATCCAGTATCCAGACATTGCTGAACCAAATATTTTTATTTTAGAATCCCAGTTAGAAAAGGATATTATATCTCCTATTTCTAAATCATTATATTTAGGAGTTACAGTAGAAAAATATATAATGTTTTTTCTATCTTTAAATACTTCAATGTATGTATTAGCTATTGCTGTAGCAGTTGTTGTGTCTATTACATCTAAGTCTGTTTCCATTTTTAATGATTGATTATTGCCATCTACAGTAGTTCCTGCTGATGTTGAATCCGTAGAGTTTACTGACTGCTCAAATTGATCTCTTCCATAGTTTTGATCGTAATGAGCAGTAATATCATTCCTAACAGAATTTAATTTTGTTTTAGATATATTTTTTAATTGAATTTCATTAAAATTAATAGTTTTATCTGAAGCACTATAATCTCCTGATCTTCTTAAAGTTTTTATTTTAATTTTACTATCACCACTTATATAAACCCATGAAAAACATTGCTTACCAAGTCTTTCAATGTAATCTTTTGAGTTTATAAATTTGTATTGAGAAAAAGCAAATTTAACATCAGTAACAGAGTCATTTAAAATATCCCCAAGATGACCATTTGTAGTATTGCCAGATGTATCAAATAAAGCGTAGTCTATATTAGAAGAGCTTAAACCTAGTTCAGTTCTTAGTGTATCTTCTATAATATAAATTGGATTTTCAAGTAGATTACCTTCATTATATCCATTATTTCTTGAATCTGCATCTATCCAAGACATATACTCTCTGCCTTCTCCTGAAAAGTATAAATAATCTATTTCTGCTGGAGTTCTTAGTGTTTTGGTTCTTGTTGCTACTACAGTTTCTACAATTTCATCATCTTGACTAGGAAATTGATCTCTTGTGTATCTTACCTTAGACCTTTCAAACTCTTCTTGTATAGTTTTTGAAAATACTTGACTAGGTCTAAACTCTAACATTAACCACATATCATTTAATCTGTAATTCATAAAGTTATCAGTTTGCGATATTGCTATACTATTTTTTATAGTTAATGTAGTAGAATCAATAGAAGCTGAACTAAGTTCACTAGCTGAATATTTACTTGTTAAATTAGCTATATGTATTCCATCTGATGTTATTGCTGGACTAAAAGTTGTTCCACTAACAAGTTCTACCTCTACACCACTTGCATTTCCGGCACTAAAACTACTTGTTTTAGTTACAAGAAAAATATCATTATTGTCATACAACTCTCCAAGTTTAGGCACTGTAGGAACGTTAAATGTTAAATTTTTTGTTACTGCAGGAGCTCCTGCATTTTCAAATAATAAACCAGTTGCAAATGAAGCATAACTAGAAAGATTGTCGTCAACTGCAAATGCTACACTTGTATAAGACTCCTGTTGCGTAAATGAATTTTCTAATGGTAATCTATAATAGTAATTAGTACCTTTAGCTTTAATTATATTATGTGATGTTGAGCTAGGGTTTTCTGTAACAGTAACATTGCTTTCTACTGCTGAAAGAAACTCTCCTGATTTATTAATATAAACATTAGACTCCCTTAACTGTGCTAGTTTTACAGCAGAGCCTTGATTAGTGTCAGGTAATGCTTCAATTTGACCTGAATCATTGCATCTATTTACTATAATAGCAGGAAAACGACCATTAGCAAAAAATTGTTTATAATAGGTATCCGATGTAGTTTGATCAAAACTACCATAAGACATTGGAACTGGTTTGCCTATGTTTTTTTTAGGAGCAGAAGAGTATGTGCTAGAATCAACTGTAGCACTAGGTATTTGTTTATGATAAACGCTACTTTTATCTAATAACAACAACTCTATTGAGTCTAAGCCATATTTTATATCTCCAGATATAACTCCTGTTCCAATCATTCTAGTAGATGTATCTAAGGTAGATGTTTGATTTGTATTTAAAAATAATTCCCATTTACGATTGCTAAAATTATTTGTTGCAAATAAATCTGAAAATCTACCATTTTGAATAGCACGATCAGTATTTATTAAACTAACTGTCATATTACTTGTAGATGTACTAAAATTAAAAAAATCTAAAGATTGACTATAGTTTCCCCATGAAGATGCTATACCATAATAAAAATCACTACCATCAGACCTATCAATATCTGATATTCCTATAAAGTTAGACTCATCGTTATAATATAGTTTTAGTACCCAAAATGCTGTTGTGTTTGAGTTATTTAATGAGTTAGATAATGCTGAATCAAAACTAAGCATTTATTTTATTTCCTAGTGATGTTGCTTTATTTAATGCAGGTATAAGAGTATTATTTACATAACTATCATCCACTACTCCACCTTGTATTGTTACATTTACTGTAGAACCTGTAACACCATTTTGATTCATTTGATTTAAAGTTTCAACTCCAATAGATTGAACGGCATTTCTTGACATTATAAATTCACCTCTTTCAGCTTCAATAATAGTCCCACCTTGAGAATGTCTCCTACCCCCAATTAAACCCCCATCTTCAAAAGTTGCAAGAGCTTTTGTACCTGCAACACCTGCTGTAAGGCTTGTTAAACCAGCTATAGATGCACTACCAAAACTTGCTGTAGATGCTAAAAAAGCTGGAACAGCATAAGCTTGTGCAATTAAAGCACCAGTAGCTTGAGCTTCAACTATGCTAGTTGCTTTTGCTGTTTTTGATATAACTTGTTCTACAATAATTTGTTTTATTTTTTCTTTTAACATTTCACCTAAAAATCCAACAAAAGCATTTTTAGTAGATTCAAATATTTGTTTTCTACGTTCTGCCCCTGTCATTTCCATATCAGTTAAAGAATTTATAAATGTATCATAACCTGCTTCAAAAGAATTGTACAATACACTTGTTTTTTGTAGATTATTAGATACTGCTTCAAATTTTGCATCTTCTACAAATTTTACTATATCAGCTTGATTAATTAGCTGTTCATTTTCTAGTTTTAATTGCTCAAATCTTTTTGCTTGCAACTCAATTTGCAAAAATTGAAATTCTAAATTATTTTTGTGTACTATTTTATTAGCTTCTGCAATACTATTAATAATATCTTGTTCTTCTTTTAGTTGTTGTTTTTTTTGTTCTGAAGCTTTTTTCTCTGCTTCTATTTTTCTTTTAGCAATTCGCAATGCTTTTTGTTCTGCTTCTTTTTTTTGTTTAGCAATTTCTAATGCTTTTTTATCAGCAATTTCTTTTTCCATTAATGCAGATATTTCTTCTGTTATTGATTTAATTCTATCTTCTACAACTTTTAATTCTTTTTCTGCTGATCCTGTAAAAAACTTACTTTGTATTGCACTTAACAACCTATCTCTTTGTTTTGTTTGTTCTAATAGTGAATCATTTAACTGAACAATTCTTTCTTCACCTTTTATAGTATCGTTTGCTTTATTTGCTATATTAGTAAAAAACTTTAATAAGGTATCAGTAAAAGGAATATTTTGACCTATTGTAGTTCCTAAATTACTTACTGATGCTGTAAAAGCATCTAAAGAATCTCTTGCAGTTGGAATTTCCTCACCTACATCTTTTATTTTTTTTCTAGCAGACTCCATAGTAGCTTCAAGAAATGCTTGTTTTTTTTGTGCATCTGTTAATGAACTAACAAGTAAATCATTTGCTTTTGCATAATTTTCATAAGCTTCTTCAGACTTTACAATAATACCAATATTATCAAGCATAAGTCTTGATTGTCTACCAATACCAGTAACTAAAGATTCAACAGAACTTGCAGTATCTCTACCTAATGCCCTACCAAGCCTTTGAGCAATGTCAAACATTTCAGCCATTTCATCTGAGTTTTTAGTTACGCCAAGAATCATAGCATTATTTGCTTGTTTAAACAAATCAAATTCAGACATAGTATTATTTGTTGCCTGTTGTAATTTTTCTAAAGCAACTTCAGAATTTTCAGTAGCTCCAGTTAATGTATCAAATGCTATCTTAACAGATTCAATATTTGCACCTTCTGAAACTAATCTCATTACAGGTCTTACAAGAGTTGTCATAGCGAATCCAGCAAGCAACAATTTTGACCTTAAAACAGCAACTGTTCCACCTAATATTCTTGTTGTTACATCTGCTTTTTCATTTTCTAAATTAAGTTTTTTCATAGCATTTCTTACTTGAGCTAATGCTATTCTATTACCTTTAAATGCTTTTGTTAAAATAGATGTAGACAATCCTAAATCTTTAAATGATTGATTATTTGATCTTAATTGTATAAACAACTTTTTCATACCATCACTTTGTTTTTTAGTTGATATGGTATTTTTTTTATTAAAGTTTGTAATTTTTGCTTGGGTATCTATAAGTTTTTTTGTTGATCTATCTAACTTATTAATAGCATCAATAACATCCTTATCTCCTTTAGCACCAAACTGTATAGTTATTGTATTTTGTTCAGCCATTTTTTATTGCCTTTGCTTTTTGTCTCTCTATTAAGTTTGTTAATAGAAAACTTTTTTCAACCCATTTTTTAGGTTGATCTCCATAACTCCCTTTATATGGAGATATTTTAAATTGTCTTGCATACATAAATCTTGCTATGTCTTTTTGTGAATTTGAATCTAACATCATATTAGTACAAGCAAAAAAGGGCAGTTGTGCCATTACTGATTCAGCAATGTTAAAATTTCTGCCCTCTTCATTATGTTGTTTTGTTTCTTTCTTAATTAGCTCTATCACAGTCCAAACATCCTCATCTGATGTAAACATACGAGTTTCATATTTTCCCTCGATTAAGATAGGAATTTGAGCCTTGTAGGGGTATTGGTGATACCTACACCCCTCACATCTTTTGTCTAGTAAGAAGTTTGTTTCAAGAGTGAGGGATTCTATTCCCCCAAGCGTTGATGCTCTTGTACAGCTAAAGACAGTTCGTTTTTTTCATCTTCTGTCAATGCTTTAATGAAAGAGTCATCTGCTCCTTCTACACCTTTTCTAATCCAAGCAGTTCTTGCTTTTGCTAGATTGGTTATAGCTACAATCTCATTACCTTCATATCTCATTTGAGGTAGGTCATTGCAGTAATCCATATCATCTACAGACATTTCTTTTAATTTTATTTCTTTTCCAGTAGATAGTTTATGCTTACTCATTGTTTATTCCTTATGCGTATTTAAAGTAAATTGATGGATCAGCATCTCCTCTTGCTTTCATACTAACATTAATCCCTAAAAAATCTCCTTCATCCCAAGATAACTCTTGAACACTTGCATCCGTAATTCTTATAGCTCTATTTCCTGATGAATATGTTGAATTATCAGCCATTTCAAATGCTGGACTTGTTAAAGATGTTCCTTGATTTCTACTTAACTCCCATAAAGTATCAAAATTTGTATCATACTTAATTACAGGATTTACTGTTACTATCATTTCAGGAATAGACCTTATATATGTTTGTGGTGCCCCTGTTCCTCCTGAGCCACCATTACCAGAAAATACAACTGGATTTTCAATAGTCATTGCAAAACTTTTTAGAATTGCAGTTTGATTATGTACTTTAGTATGATCTGAAAAATCTCCTAAAAATGTATAATTTGTACTATAAGCACCCATTGTACTAGCAGTTGTTGAAAATGTACTACCCTGCGTAAGAGGAGTTCTAGATGTAGCAGTTAGGCTAAATTTCATTCTACCACCATCCTCATTAGGATCAGCAGTTAATTCAAGACTTGTTATTACACATCCGGGAACTACAACACAATCATCAAATCCAGTTCCACCAATTCCATTAAATGCAAACGATAATGTATTTTCATTAGCAGATGTTGCTCCATGCTCAAATGTTTTGTTTGCAACAACAGCATTTGCTATTGATAGTACATTACTAGAGTATGCTTGCCCAAAAGCATTTGCTGTTAAAATAGGAAATAACTCATCTGTCATGTATCCACTAATTGAAACTTCTATTGTTGCTCCGGGTGTATAATGAAATACATCTGAACTTGCTATAAGAGTCCCTGATGCTGAACCACCTCTTCTTTCTACAAGTAGATCATTAAATGTAGGAAACGCTACACTATCTGCTTCTATTTGAGTAAATGTTCCAGCAAAAGGTGATCCTACTGTACTAGCATCTAACCCAACTCCAACTGTTAATTCTTTTGAACTATAAAAATTTGACATTACTTATCTCCTTTCTTTAACTTAACTGAAGATTCTTCAACAAAGGCATCCATACCTTTTAACATAACTTCAAGCTCTGCTTCTTTATTTTTGGATAAAGCATTAATCAATCTTTTATGCTCTCCACTAACTCTAGGTATATCTGATACCTTTACATCTTTTTTTAATTTTACTTTCATAGTAATCCTTATTACTTTCCTATGTTGTATTCCCTGTGTAAGTTCCCCTCCATTCCCATCTAATTACATTCAACCCTTCAATCGCTTCTTCTTCTTCTGTCTTTTCATTTATTCGAGTTGTTTCAAATCTTCCATCGTAAAATGTATTACCTGAACCCTTGTAATTATCGTGAAATAAAGCCTCTATATGTGAAACCTGTCTTAAAATATGTTCCCAAGTATCTTTTTTTAATACTTTTTCTTTAAATGTATAAGACACATCCACAATGTATTCTCTAGTTTCTGCTCTAGTAGCATCAATACGAAGTAAGTCACTTCCTATTGGATTAAGACGTATGGACTGATTGCCCATATCCTTAAAGTTTCCTGTATATACTGGGATACTACCTGCAAACTCTGCATTAAGAAAAGTCCTGATAGTATCCAAAATCTTTGTTTCCCAAATG